TGAAGCGCACCGCAGAATCCAACACCGAACACACTTTGCCAATCAGTCTTCATCTCAAGATCAGACGAACCCCACGTGCCGCTGTCCCATATAGCGGTGTCCCACACTGAGGACGTAGCAGAAGCGAACGACGGCACGCCCGTGGGCGTTACGTTCTTGAAATCAGTATTGATGCCGAACAACAGGCCAGCCGTGCTATCCGTCGCGATGAGCGGTCGCACCATCGTGAATCGCTTCTGCTGCGTCGCAGACCCGAAGTAGTTGAAGGCTGGCAACGCTTCTCCAACGATGTTTGCGCCGTTGTCATTTGTGCCATTCCACGCCTTGTAAACGACGCCGTTCCCGCCGAAGTAAAGAATGTCGTTCCACAATTCCCAACAGTTCGCAGGCATGTTCGTGAAGTTCGACCATGCGCCGCTGATCGTATTCATGACGTACTGCTGCTGACTGCCTACCGCAACCGGAACATTGAGGAATAGCATGTTCTCGGGCGGATAGATCATCGTCTGCCACCCAAACGACGTTCCGTAAAGCGTCGTCGCTTCACTGACGGCCGATTGAATCTTGTCTGTTAGTGCCGTCTTCGTATTCACGCGAGACGACATCAACGCTTTAGATAGTGGGAACAACCCATCTTTTGTGATGACGAGCACATCGCCTGCATACTTGACGGCACACCGCCGTCCGAGTGGCGTCCCCATCGCATAGACGCCCACGAGTTGCCATGTCGCAGCCGATGCCGGGTCAACGCCCGCATAGACAACGATCTCGCCTTCAGACGTGATGAATACGGCGTGGTCATCCATGCCTCTACCGGCATCGAGGGTCCATGTCGCCATCGTCATCAGATAGCCGCCGCGAACGCATAACCCGGACAGGTCGAGAGCAGAGACAGCGCCGACCACCGAATTCGTCGGCAGATACCATGCCTTGAGCGTCCCAGATTCGATAAACCAAATCCTAGACTTGTGAACGTTGATGTTGACGAGGTTCGTCGTTGTGACGCCCGTCACCGCAGGAACAGTCCACGCAACGCCGTTATACAGACGAGGATTGTCCGCTCCGTTGACGGCGTACAGGTATGACGTGCCACCTACCGCGAAATCGATGTACTGCCATCGTGCGTTAGTCAGACCGGAAACAACGGCCGCGCCAACTGCACCGCCAGAAGTCACGTCATAGATATTGGCGCCTGCCGCTGCGAACATGGAGCCGCCGCCCGTAGGCGGCCGATACTGCATCAACGTTTCTACTTGAGCACCGAGTCCGGTCGCCCATGACGTGTAACCTTTCCGCAGCCGCACCGAATAGGGGAGCGCGAAAAAGTTTTGCAGGACGACAGCATCGGCCCGGTCCATCGCTGCAAGACTGTCGCGAGCATTCCACCCGCCGACCGGAGCAGGTACAGAAGCCGTGCGTGTAATCTGCTGCTTCTGCGGACGCTTGGAGCGAGCGGGACGAAACATTAAGGCGCAATGCTCCAGCTACCCGACGGGACAAGAACGCCGGGATATACGTCATATTTGTTCATATCGCCCGTCAAGATCGGCTTGCCACCATCGCGCGATTCGGCATCCGCAACTAGGGCTTCATACTTGGCGAAGTCCTCGGAATAATCAAACCCCTTCGCCTGCTTCCATCGCCACACGAGACCATGCAGCATCAGTGTTTCATCGAGGATGCCGATATCGTCATCCGCACCCCACGAACTGCGCGTTGTGACGCCTGTCGAATCACTGCACCAGTTCTTTGACTGCCACTCGAAATAGCAGGATTGCCCCGCAGCAGGAACCGGAATAAAAAGCATCTGATTCCCGCGAATCCGGTATTGATTCCACGGGCCATTGATCTGCATGGCCTTGAGATTCTGCCACTGGTCATCCGACAGAGGCCCGAACACGGGGCGCCGCAATGATCTGTTATAGAACGTCTCGTTGACGATGTAACGGAAGTCCGCCCCCGTCAGCGTCGTCATGTTGCCCTGGCTCTCGGTGGCGACCGTTGTGAAGTTCGCTTCCTTGCGCATCGACTGCCACGGATAACGCGAAGACAGTTCTTCGCCTTCTTCGTTAGCAAGCGCCAGCAGTTGAATGATCTGCGGGTCCGCGCTGGAATAGACAGCGTTCCGCGCAGTAATGCCGATCCTCCGGCATACCTGCGTCACCATCGAGAGCAGGGACACTACGCAGCCTCCTTGCGAGGACGACCCGGACCGCGCCGAGCCTCATCAGAATTTTCCAGAGCCGCCAGCCGTGAGCGCATCGCCTGCAATTGTTCGGTCAGGTCGGACACCTGCACGCGAAGCGCGGCATTCTCTTCGGACACCTTCCCAGCATCCTTCGCAGCCGCCATGTAGGCCCGCGCCTTGTCTCGCAAAGCACGAGACCCAAGGAACCGCGACAGAGCCTCTTCCGTCATGTTCGCCACATCCTCGACGGAATAGCACCCGATGCCCTTGCACATCTCGATTTCAGCAGGCGTTATCCCGGGCCACATCTGCAAGGGAGTCCCGTTTATCGGCGCATCGCGCCCCTGCTTCCATGCGTCGTAAGCCTCGCGGAAGGATCTCAGCCAATCAGCGCTGTACGCCCCGTTCGCTGCCTCTCGCTTCTTCTGCGAGAACCATTCATCTGCTTCTTTCGTGTACTCGTCCTTGCTGCCCTTCTGCATCAGGACAACAAAATCCACATTCTTATAGACCGGGCGCCCTTCATCCTCAGATGCGGCGCGATCCTGAACGGCACGAGTCTCGAAACGGATGAACGGGCGAACAGCATCGCTGGCAAGCATGATTTGCATCAGGGTTCTCCTGTGTTAACTCTTTCCTGGACGTTCATTTGAGCGCCCAAGAAAAAGCCCCGGACAAGCCGGGGCCAAAGGGGAGGAGCAGAACAATTAGACGATCTGACCTTGTGCGAATGGCCGATTGAGCGTCGCAACGTTCCAGAAGTTCGACGCGCCATCGTTGTAAGTGCCCGTCACCGACACCGACCCCGAAGCCGTGGCGTTGTTGTTCAGCGTCACAGTACGGTTATCAGGATCGATACCCGTAATCACGGAGCTGGCAGCGATGCCAGTTCCGGACACGGGCAGACCTACGAACCATCCATCGGCCGGAAGGGACAGACGGATCACGGGCGATCCCGATTGCGTCGTCGTGTTGGCCTTCACCACAGTCGTGGAAGATGCCGTGCGAACGCGCGCATTCAAGATTTGCTTACCGCTTGCAATTGCGCCGCCCTTGCCTGCGGCAGTGATGCCAAAAGCGGTATCAGCCGCCACCGAAGCCCCGCACAGCACCGGGAACACGCCCCCGATAACGAACCACGCATACTGCACATAGGTCGCGTTCAGAGGCACGGCAGACAGAGCAACGCCGACAGGCTGCCCAAGGTTTGCCGTGTTCGGGCAAATGACATACCCAAAAGAAGCGTTCCAGTTCGCCAGCGTGCCGACAACGATTGCCGTCGTCGAGGTCGGGATGGAAAGCCGGATGACTTCCACGCCACCCCAATACGGGTCAATCATCCTCGCTACGGTTCCCACCGGGATGCGGGGGACGTAACCAGAAGTTGCGGTGGCCACTTCAACAGCAAGGCCGCCATCCGTGGTGTTGTTAGCATTCCCCGCGTAAGGGTAACCAATGATGCTATTGATGTTTGCAGCAGTAGTCATGTCATTTCTCCTGTTAAGCCTTGAGCACGCCTTGCAGCGAGCGATTCGACACGACGACGTTTCCTTGCCACAGGATCGGGATCACGACGGCATCCTGATTCACGGACTTGAGTTCGTCCATGATTTCCATGTTGGCCGAGGAGTGAACAACAAGCTCCATGTAATCCGTGTTCAGGAAGTACATATGCGCGGCCGGAATGCCGCCCGACGAATCGAAGAACACATCCGCCGTTTTGTACTTCATGGACACCATGCCGCCCTTGCCGTTGTCTTCCGGTGCATACCGCTTCAAGCTCGTCTGCGATTGCTCGTAGAACGTGAAGTAGTCGTCCGAAGAGACGATCAGATCCGGCGTGTCGCCTTGACGAGTCAGGCGAATCCACAGCGGGAGCATCAACGATTCAATCGTCGTCGCGCTCGGAGTAATCGCCGAACCCCCTTGCAGCGGCGCCGCCGCGCTCTGCACAACGTTTTGCCAGAAGGTAAACGTCACAGAGTTAATGCCGCCGACCGTGCCCGTACCGGCATCTGCCACAAGGGCCTGCATGCCGTTGATCTGATTCGCGGCTGTACCGTCCGAGTACAGATCAATACTCAGGTTGTTGCCGAAGCTATGTTGCGCATTCGCGATCTTGGACTTCGTGAAGTTGATGATTCGTGAAGAACCCATGTTCGTGCGCAGTTCCAGGCCGGAAGCTGCCACGTTGACCGCAGCCTGACGCCACGGGTATTCCGCAGCCGTCAGCACATCTACGGCATTGATGTTCAGCACATCGAAGCCGGAATAGCGCTGATATGTCGAGTTGCTGGCGTACTCCAGCGGCGCCACAATGGAAAGGCCGCCATCTTCCTGGCGGATTTTCCCTTTGCTGCTGAGACGACGCCACAGCGCGTTGTGCTTTGAAATGTTGTCAGCGGTCTTGTTCGCATACTGGCGGTAAGTAGTGGTCGCCAGTTCCGTCCAAGCCGCATAGATGCTGGTAATGCTTGCGGGCATGTTCGTTCCTTAAGGAAGAAGACCGAGAGTCCTTGCCTGTTCTCCGATGAACTGATCCATCGGCATCGGCCCGGGTCTCGGTGGGGCAACGCCGCGACGTGCGACGTTAACGCTAGCGGCCTTCTTGGCTTCCTCAATGCGACGCTGGTTTTCAGCACGCCTAGTAGCTTCAAGTTCTGCCTGTTTCTGCTGCTCAAGTACCGCGCGGGTCGCGGGGTTTGCCCACACTGCGCGGACGTAAGCTTCCTCCATGATTTGCGGCACGGAGGCGCCCGGGTTGGCTTGCGCCACTTCCGGGATGAGAGCCTTCAGTTCGCTGACGACGTTAGATGCAAACGGCCGCAAGGGTTTGCCCTGCGGGTCCGTTTCTTCGAGCCATCGCCCGACCTCAGACTCCATTTGCTGTTTCGCCACGGCAGCGCGTTGCTGCTCTTGCTGTTGCTGCATGGCAATAAATTGATCAAAGCGCGGGTCATAGTTCGCCGCGGCTTGCTGTGTTTGCTCGACTTGCTGCCCTAGATCGATGCCGTAATGGCTGGCAAGCCGAGCGAATGCCGCCTGCTTCTGTGCGGGCGTGCCAGTCCGCAGTAATGCGTCCGTTCTCAAGAGTCCGGTAATCGCACCTTCGACCGTCGCCCCGGATGACTCCATAAAGGCACGGTAAGGTTCTGCGATCTGTCGGATCTGAGAACCGAAGCGCGCGTCCGGCATGATTTGCTGGATACCTCGATGCGCGTCTGTCTCACGTCGGTGAATCTCTCGCCGCCACGATTCCGGCAATTTGTCCCATTCGGCTTTTGCCTGCGGGCTCAAACTTGAAGGCGGCCGATTGATATCCCATCCTTCAGGCGTAATGGCGGGGGCAGTCTGCGTTTCAGACTCTGCCTGCTCGATAGTCTCAGCCTTCGCAAATCGCCCCTTCTCGTCTCGCTGTCGTTGCGCCTGCTGTTCGGAGGATTCGGCCTCTGCCTCCGGGTCCGACGCTTCCTCCGGTTCATCCTTCATGCGGGCCTGGATCTCTGCCCACTTGTCGGCAATCGGGTCCGACTCTTCCTGAATGATTTCCTGCTCTACTTCACTGCCTTCGTTTTCTTCCACGGGTTTTCCGTCTCCAGAAAAGGAAACGGCCCGCACCTTTCGGTGACGGGCCGTCTTTGCGGGCTCTTCTCAGAGCGCGCGGGGAGCGATTAGACGCTAACGCCTAGATCGCGCAAATGCTTTTCCACTGCAATGATTTGCTTCTGCAACACCTTCCGCACATCATCCACATGGGACGGCGGGAGTGGGCATGAAACGTCATCAGCGCCATCCACGGACATGACAACACGGAAATTCTTTGCGTTGTCGATCGCCGTAAGCACGCGCACAAGTTCTACACGATCCGCAGCCGCCTGCTGCACCGATGCAAGGTCGTTAAATCAGTTCCCCACACACATGACGGTATAACTCCCGCGAGCCTCGGGCATCGAATACAAGGTAATGGTCCACCCCGTACCCGCAACGATGTCACTGATGACAGGCCGCAGGTCAAGCAAATACATTTCATCCGGGTCCGTCCCGGCCGGCGTCAACACTTGCGGCGCAATCCGGGAATTCGCTGTCACCCACGCCTGACCAATCACAACGGTCTGCGCTTTGTCGCTGAATGACGCGCCGAAATTCAAGGACGCGCCCACTGTTCGCGCCGGAAGAGAGTTCGTGACGGTCAACGTGCTGCCTGCGCCTGCATCCGTCAGCGTGATACCCGTGCCGGCTGTAATGACCCGCTCTTGAGTCAGCGTCGCATCCGTCGCCAGCGTGATGTATTGCGCCCCAGTCGGCGCACCGCCGCCACCACCCCCACTAATTGCCGTTACAGTGTCCGTCGAGTCGAGGAAATATACCGTCTTACCGACTCGGTCCACGACAAGTGGAGTGCCGCGCGTGTCTGCGAAATCGGCAACAATCGGAGTTGCGGAGACCGAGCGAACGTCAGGCATTCTCTAGCAGCCTGCGTTTGCTCGGAGACAGCGCATACCAAGCACGATGCGCGGACTCGTTCAATGCAGCTTCCTGCCTCTGCGCCTGCTCATACTGCCACTTTGCCGCCTCGGCTTTCTCCGCGCTAATACCTTCCCACGGACGACAACCGGAACGTTTCAAGTCTTCCCGCCGCGCGACGCGGCCTTCTACCCACAGCCCCGTCGCCGGAGATTCGTACCCAGGCAAATCACCCCACACCGTTGGCGCGACAGGATCGGCAACGTAATCGCGGCAGACTTCGCGCAATTCGCCATTGATCTGAATGTAACGCTTACGCATTAGCAGGCATCCCCATCGGCTGCGGCCGCGCCATCGCCGTGGCAATCGCTGTCCGCGCTTTCATCTGCATTTCCTCCATGCGCTGCCGGTGCTCCTGAGCCTTCAACTCGCCATCCATTTGGATGCCCTGCTGCTCAGCCTGCACCTTCATGCGCTCAGTTCCTAGTTTTTCCTTTTCCACTTCCAGTTTCGCCTGTTCCAGAGGATCAGGCTGCGGAGGAGGAGGCGCCTGCATGTTGTCCAAAGCATCTTCAACCTCCATGCCCATGCGCGCACGACGCGCAATCGACAGGGAAATAGCCTTGACGGCATCAACCGGCAGCACGCCGGCCTGGATCATCGGCGCGACGCCTTGCCAGAATTGAGTCAGCCCCGCCAAGACTTCGCCTAGCGCCTGCATGTCAGATTCAATCGTGCTGGCGACCATCGAATCCGTCTCGACATCCACCCGGAACGTGCGCGCCATGTCATCGCGCATGATCTGGACAACCTCTTCCCATGACGGCTGTTGCAATGCAGGGTTCGGGGGCGGAGGCTGCTGTCCGGTCATCTGCGCCAGTTGCATCATGGCTTGCGCCTGCTGCTTTTGCGCCATCGTCGGCAATTGCATGCCGGTCATTTTCGCCAGCGTCTCGGGCGAGAACTTCTCGGAGATGACTTCGGACATCATGCGCACAATCTCACGAGCGTATTGCGCCACAAGCGAGCGCATGCGCTTTAACCGCAGTGAGACATATTGCGACTTGATGTTCTGCGCCGTCGCAGTCTCCGAAGCATCGGACGCGCCCCGGATAATGTCACTAAGACCCGTGATCTCGTAAATCGTCGCCTTGATCTGCTCGCGCGCCTCGTAAAGACGCTCAAGCACCTTGATGATCTGTTCAACCGGGAACCACGAAACGGCCTTGTCCAGCCCGCCAACGGTCGCCATCTGCGCCGCGCCTTCAACCGGTACTAGCCCACCTTCAGGCGCCTGCATCGTCCGGCCGATTTCTCCGAGTCGCGAATCATAGATGCCGCGCGCCTTGCATTCATTCAACAGTTTGTTAATGCGGCTGCTGATCTTCTCCAGTTCCTCGGCCTGCTGTTTGTAAAGCCGCCAGAGTGGGATCGGCAGCAGACTCGACGAGTCCTCGACCATCATCAAAGGCTTCGGGCATGGGAAAAAGTTCTCGAACTCTAGCGGAGGCTCGCCCGACTCGTTGCCAATCGGGTAGATCAACCCGTCGCGGTATCCGCTGTTCCAGAAACAGACTTTGCGTTCTTCCTTGTCCCAGATTTCCCAGAATTCGGCCGTGCGCGTGTCGTCGCCTTCTTCCTGCTTGGCCTGCTCGGACTCTTTCCTATCCTCGTTGTCTTCGTCGATGTCGTATTGCAGGACATCGGCAATCTCCTGCCCGAATCGCTCGGCAACATCATCCTTGCGCAAACGGCAACGGAAGGCTACCCACTGAACCTCTTCCCAGCATCGACCGTAACCGCGCCGGAAGTCGATCCAATCGACATGCTCAACGACGGCTTGCTCGTATTCCAGTTCCTCGGTATAGCCTTCCTGCGCCTCGTGCGTCGGCTCTTCCGCGCCTTCCTCGCCTTCCTCGTGCGTCTCTTCTGTAACGCCTACCTGAGCGAGTGACGGGACATAGCGAACACGGCAGACACCACGCCCAGGAAGCAGCGCATCGAGCACGCTGGCACGCATGACGTTATCAAAGCGGTCCCCGTCAAGAGCGACTTGCAAGGCGCGAGACGTAACCTCGGAAACGATCTTGCCTACCGGGTCAGCATCTTTGAATCTGCGCCGAACGTCAGGACGCGGGACATCCGAATAGAGCGCCGGGCGAAGAACCTCGGTATTGCTCCAGAGGATGTTAAAGCTGTTCTGCTTCTGCTCTTCGGCACGGTAGCGCTTGACGATCTTCTCGCCCTCGTCGCGCCAATCCTTTTCCCGCTTGGACGAGCGCTCAAGCTCTCGCGCCCATTTGCGGTGTTCTTGTTGCGAAGTCATCAATACACCTTTGTCACACCGTTCACGGTAATGGAAACCGTGTCATCGCTCATGATTGCGCAATTCGTGATCGCGCCAGACAGCAAGAACGATCTAACTTCCTTCCATGCCGCTTTATCTTCCGCTCCCATGAACATATTGTCATTATCGTACGCATACCAAGCGTAACGTTCGATGCCTTTCGCCGCAGCAAGTGACAGCGAGCGCTTTAGCCACTTGGCCCGCGTTTCCGCATTGATGGTGTCACCCTGCAAGACGCCCGTTTCCGTATTCCAGATAACCGTCTCTGTTTTTCCTGCGGCATCGAGCGCCGCGCGCACGTTGTCATACTGCTGGGCGTGAATGCTGAAGTTGTACTTGGGCGGATACATATGGATAGAGCATATGTCCATCCAGTCTTTCCCCGTCCCGGCTGCCCCGTCGGACGCGGCCATCCATGCGGTAAGGTATGCCGTCCCGGTTCCGCTCGTCTCAGGCTCCTGCACAGTAGGCGCAAGAATTTTTGCCGTCGCATCAACTGCCTTAATCGCCTGCGATGCGGTTCTAACCAACTGCGCCAATTGCGCCTGCGTGCCCGCCCAATAGTTTGTGTAGTTCGTCTCGTTCCAGATTTCCCACCACTTCACGCGAGCACTGTAGCGCGTCGCCATGTTCGTGCAGAACGTGCTCCATGTCGTGAATGTCGTTGGAGGCTGGTTCGTGCTTGTGGCTTTAGTTCCGTTATCGTATTTGCCTGTATTCGGATGCGAAGTCGCCGCCCAATCAGGAGTGAAACCAAGCAAGAAGCAGATGTCTTTTCCGGCCGCCCCAAATCGATTCACGTACAAATCGGGGTTTGTGTAGTCGAATGTGCCGCTTGATGGGTTGACAAGGTTCCATCGCGTGCCGTTGTATGAATCGTGACACCGGACCCAGGCATATTCGATGTCAGCAGGCACATAGGTCGACGGCTTCGTTACATGCAATCCGAAGAACGAGGGCGAAAGTGTCCGCGACCCGTGAAAGACATTTGTAAAGGTGCTTTTTGGCGTTACTGGCGCCGGATAGGTCGCCCCATCATCATGCGTATACCAAGTCCTTTCGGTAGCGGTAATAACGCCTTCCAGTGCATCGGATGGGATGCTGAAAGCTGTTCCGATATTTTGCACGACTGGCATTAGCGCTCTACCACGACTTCGTAACCTTCCAACGTGATGTTATTCGCCCCGGCTGCCGCCACTGGCCACTGTCCGGTAATCGTCAAAATTTGCGTCGTTGAGAAATCAATAGAGAATGTCGCCACACCAGACGAGCCAAACGTACTCCATGATGCTGCATTGGACGGCTGCGAAACCTGAGAACTGATTGAGCCACGCCCACGCAGAATAAACTCATACGTGAACGAAAGGCTTGTTGTTAGATCGATGTTGAAAAGCACACTCCCGCCAAATCGGGCACGTAGACGCTTAGTAGCAGCGCTACTAGGGACACTCCAAAGTGTGGCGATGCGAATAACGCCAGTTTCCGACATAGCCCCCGCAGGGATTGAAACTGAGGCAAGCGTCGTCT